AATTACAAGATATCTAGCATTGCAGTGTGAAAATGCCGAACTCCCCGGAAAATCATTAAATACTGAACCAATACAAGTATATAATTTAACATATGAAATTCCGTATCAGACAGTTTACACTGAAACCTCATTCACATTTCTTTGTACAAATGAATTCTATGAAAGAAAACTTTTCGATTCATGGATGGAGTCAATCATAGCACCAGACACAAACAATGTGCGTTTTGCAAAATCTGGTATTGGAGCGACGACTTTCGACACATATCTGACAAACATAAAAATTGTTCAATATGATGATTTCATTAAACAAATTTATGCTGTCGAATTGATTGATGCTTTTCCAAAAACAATTTCAGCACAACCTTTAAGTTGGGGTGATGATGGATTTCATAGAGTGACTGTTCAATTTTCGTACAAGAGATTTAGAACAATTTATGAAGGAGGCTATGATTTAGCCGCAGCAACAAATGCGCTATTGGGTGGCTCAGTTGCTGGAGTTCCTATAAAAGACGTTTTAAGTGGGCAGATAAGGGGTACTGCCGCAGCAGCAAGAGATGCATTGAGAAACCCATTCAGTATTTTTTAATTTGGAGATTTTATGTTACCTAAAATTGATGTGCCTTTATACGAAATTACTTTGCCATTAATGAAGAAGAAAGTAAAGTTTAGACCGTTTCTAGTGAAAGAAGAAAAAATTCTTTTGATGGCCGCAGAATCAAAAGATGAAACTGGTGTTATTCTGGCGATTAAACAAATTCTAACCAATTGTTTAGTCACTAAAATAGACGTTGATGATTTACCCATCTTAGACTTTGAGTATTTGTTTTTACACTTGAGAGCGAGGTCTGTGGGTGAAACTGTTGATTTGCAATATCAATGCAATAATGAAATTGATGAGGGTGGTGAAAAGAGAAAGTGTAATTCTCTTGTAAAGTTGAGTTTTAACGCACTTGAAGTTGAGCCTGAGTTAAATGATAAAGAAACAAACAAGCTTGAATTAACACCTAAATTAGGAATTGTTTTGAAATATCCAACTTTTGGTAGTATTGAAAAGATGACTTCTATTGAACAAATCAATCCAACGAATGTGGTTGTTGAAACTATTTTAGGTTCAATAGATTATATTTACGATGATGAGAGCATTTACTATGCGAAAGATACACCAAAAGAAGAACTAATTGAATTTATTGATAGTTTAACTAGAGAACAGTTTGGCAAAATACAACAATTTTTTGAAAATATTCCTAAGTTAACTAAAAAACTTGATTTTAAATGTGGAAAATGTGGTTATTCTGACAACATTGAAGTTGAAGGAATCCAAAGTTTTTTCGCCTAACCATTCGTTATGATAATTTAAGCAATCATTTCCAAACTAATTTTGCGTTGATGCAACACCACAAATATAGTTTACGTGATTTAAACGAAATGATGCCTTGGGAAAGAAATGTTTACGTGAGTATGTTGATGCAATATATTGAAGAAGAAAATGAAAAAATAAAACAACAAAATTTAGCAAGAAGAAAAAAATAAATGGCAACTAGATTCTCAACCGTATATAAACAAGAACTGAAAAACAAAGGTGTTCTTAGTTCAATGGGTTCTGCCGTTCTTAAAAGTGCAAAAGAAAGAATGAATGTCAGAAACATTTTCTTTGGTGGTAAAGGAATGTTATCCGCAACCGGCCAAAAAATATTTGGTCGCGGCTATTCTCCTCTTTCTACTGGCAATACGGGTGCAGTGAGTAATTCTCAAGTTGCAGCACAAACGGCCGCAACAAATGATTTATTATCTTCAAGTGAGAGACAAGAGGCGCTTCTTCGCGTAGTTGCCAAAAATACTTTTAACATGAACATGATGGCGAGAGATATGAACATCACTCGCCAAAACATAGCAACACTAACAAGACTAGCCGCTGGCCAAGCAGCACAATCGCAAGATGCTTTATGGTATGACGTTAAGACAAGAAATCAAGCAATCGACTCTCTAGGCAGAAAAAAAGAAAGTGGCACAAAGCCTACCCAGAAAAAAGAAGGAACATCAATACTTGGCACTTTAAGTAGCATTATTGGTAGTATTGCTTCATTTGGTGGCAGTCTCATAACTGGTACTCTCGGCATAATAGCTAGAGTTTCTCCAATATTGGGCATAGTTGCATTATTGGCGGGCAGTTACGTTATAAAAGAAATGTCTAAAAACATTGATTTTGGAGCAATTAAAAATAAAATTTATGAATTTATGGGACTAGATGCAAATTCTGAGGAGCCCATTTTAAGACAATGGGCTAAAAAATTGGATGAAAAATTTGAAACGAAAAAATTTACTGATTTTTTTGATAATGCTGAAAAAATTATCATAAAGAATTTTGCTCCACAAATTAATGCTGTTGGCAAGGCTATTGCTACTGCTTCTGATATAGTCATCACGTATACGAAAGCCGCATTTGCCACTTTAGGTGAAAGCTTTATGGGTATAGGAAAAGGAATAGGATTTCTTTTCAATGAGTTTTTTCAAAACAACAGAAAAACTATACTAGCTGCGGTTGCAGCCGGTATTGGCGCAATAGCTGGACCAAAAGGTGCAGCAGCGGCCATGTCTGTTGTTCTCACAGCAGATTTATTTGCCGACAAACAAAAAACAAGACAACAATTGCAAGAAGAAATAGATACAAAAACCACAAAATACGAAAAAGAAGAAACCAGTATAAATGAACTTATAGCTAATGATAGAAGTCCTGGCAAAACAATTTCCAGAAACAATACAATGTTGAGAAGGCAGGCGCAAAATAATTTAAGAATAGAAATTGAAGCACTACAAGCAGAATTGGATAGACAAAATGAAGAACTCAGAAATGCATTAAATCCAAACGTTTCCAATATCTTCAGAGAAAAATTGAAAGAATACACACCAAGTGGAGGTTTCGGTTCAAGCTGGAAAGACATTATTCCTGAATCTCAAACAGGAAGTGAATTAAAACCAACACAACTTAAACAGTATTCTTCAATGAATGCAATGTCATTTGAAGAATTTAGAAATAGGGTGGCAGGAGGTGAAGGTGGTGCTGCTGGTTATGATGCAATATATGGATTTTCACAAGCTGGTGGTGACCCAAGAATAAAACAACAAACCGGGAAAAATTTGTCCGAGCTTACAATCGGTGAAGTTTTGGCCATAGCAAATGAGAGACATAAGGCTGGCAAAAATAAAGGGGCCGTTGGTCGCTACGGTCTTTTACCATCAACACTAGAAAATAATTTAAAAAGAGCAGGGTTGACAAAGAGTGATATATTCAATGCACAGAACCAGGACAAATTATTTAAAGCTGTATATGACGGAATGGTCGAAGGATTAAAAGGTCAAGGATTTAAGAATATAACAAATGACCTGATAAGATTGGCTTGGTCTGTTGGTCCCAAAGGTGCAAAAGATTTGGTTGAAGCACTAAAGAATAATCCAAATATGCCTGTTTGGAGAGCCGCAGGCCTGCCGGAATTTTCGGATGAACTTGGACCTGATGGACAGAAAAAACCTTCTGGTGCTAGACTTACAAATCCACATTTAGAAAATACCGTTGAAGATTATCTAAAAGGTAGAATACTGTCTCAAGGAAGTGTCAACATGAACGATGGAAGAATGGAATTAGCTTCTGCACTTCCAGGAGTGAACGTTTTCAATTCACCAACAACAAACAATAACGTGCAATCTGGTGGAGCACCTCAGTCATCCATAGTTGCAGGTGTTAGAGACATGAATGCACTAGAATTGTTTGTATCAAGTGCCATTTCTATTCCGACATAAGAAAAACCCCGCACTAGGCGGGGTCAAACTGGCAAGGAGGATAGCCTTACAGTTTTATTCTTGCTCGGCTAGAGATTTGAAATAATCCAAGTCATCATCATCAACACTAGATGGAATTGCAACTCCACCTTTTGCTTTGACAACAGGAATCTCAACATCTTCAGCACGGCTCTGAGTAGCAACGCCTTCGAAGCCAAGAACCTTATCAAGGCGAGCCTTCAAAGTATCATATGCTTTGAAGTGTTTGCGGTCAGCCATTTCTTTCAAAGAATATTCTTGAGAATAAATCTTTTCAAGTTTAGCATCATCACCACCAAGCAATTCGGACTTATCAGCAAATTCTGATTTGTCGTAGTTGCGGTAGCCTTCAACATTGCGAATCTTCAGTTTGAAGTTTGCGCCTTCCCAGAAATCAAAAGGATTTAGAGGAGTTTCATCAGCAAACTCTGGGTTCATTGCTTCAGTAATCTTATCGAAGATTTTCTTACCGAACTTGAACAGGCGAACAGTGCCTTCATTCTCAGGATTAGATGGGTCAGAAACAACGTAAATGTTTGCGATGTAAGAAAGACGGCGCTTTTGCTTACGTGCAACATCTTTGTTTGCTTCAACACCAGAATTCCATAGAGTGTTGTTGTGTTCGCAAACAGGGCACTTCTCGTTGAGTGTGGTCAAGCACTTATCAATGTACCAGCCACCAGGTCCCTGAAAACCGTGGTCGAACAAACGAACCCAAGGAAGGCCATCTTCTCCGTCAGCACCAGGTGCAGGAAGAAAACGAATGACAGCCATGCCGTTGCCAGATTTGTCAACAGTAGGAGTCCAGAATCGGGTGTCGTCTTTGGAGCCAGCCTCAGCAGTTTGTGTGGTGCTCTCAATTGCCTTGGTGAGTTTATCAAGGCTATCACGGTTGCGTTTAAGATTAGCGAATGACATAATATTTCCTTTCGTATATGCGATGTATGTCGTTGTATGTTTTTTTATCCACAAAATTCATTATATAAAATATTTAGCCATTTGTCAATAGCTTGTCCAGAATTTTGATAGTTTCACCAACATCCTTATGAAGAATGCCGTGACCACCTGCTTTGTTAAAAGCTTCAATGATATCTGAAGTATCATCAATTAGGACAGTTTCTGGTGTTGCGTATGCAGTCTTATAGGAACGACCAGGAACAATATTTGCTTTATAAAGAATGTTGTGTTCTTTCAGCCACTTTTTTTTACTTGCTTCGACCATATCGTGGTATTTTTTACCACCAGATGAAGAAAGAATTTCTGTGGTGATGTTTGTTCGCTTAACGTGGTCAAGCAAAACATGTGCGCCAGGAAACCAATTCAGTTTTTCGAAATGTCCTTCTTGGCAAAAAACATTCCAGTTAGCCGACCATTCTTTACGGATTCGGTCGGCAGCCGCAGGCTCTTTACCGAAAAGTTCAATGTACTTTTCTTCAAAGTTACAAAGAACACCGTCCATGTCCAAATAAATTTTCTTAATCATTTTAATTCCTGAATTGCATGTTTGCGATAGATTTCCGCATCAAAGGGTACAAAAGGTGCATACTTCACAAATTTTCTATACAGCATTGGCCATCGGATTGTATCAGCAATCTTTCTGTTCCAAACCGGTAAGAAATTCATAAAAGAGTTGAGTATGCACAGAGTTTCAATAGTCGTAACGTTTTGTAGAGTCATTGTCAACAGAGGAGGATAACCATCCTCAATTTTTAGAACACTATTAACGCCACCTGCTTCACGAATTATAGCACAGTCATTTTTGAATGTATAGCCCAATGCTTGCAAGATTGCCAGGCGCTTCAGATGTTTATCGTAGGTGTCATCCTCAAGTAGAGTTCCTGCCCATGCATTTTCATTTTGCATGAGAGCAGAAATAACAAACTCTCGGTAATCATCTTGTTCATATTTCCTGGATAACTTGTAGAAGTGGTATTTGTCTCTGCGCTTTTCGAAAGTTTCAATATTGATGTTACATTTGCCGTTGTACTTGAAGTAATCGTAACTATCGGAAGTGAAGTGTAATTTCAGAACATGATAAAGAGAAAAGGCTTCATAACCTGTCATATTGGAAGTCGTGCTGCTTTCGGTAACATGTTAAGATTCTCTGCATCGATTGCTATCTTTGCTTTCAAATCTTTGTTAACAAGGGTTGATGCTAGTTCAATTTCCATACCAGTGTGGTTGCAATATTCAACAATTGCTTCCATGTAATTGTAATCGGTTTCAGCAACAAGATTTTCTATCTCTTGCTGAAACTTGAACATTTCGTCTTTTGTTGGCATCACTTCACAATCGTTTCATACAATTGTTCAAATTGCTCATGAGTTGCCACTTCTTCATCATAGTTTTGTTTATGATAAACTTTGACAAGGCGATTGACAAGTCGCTTAGGCAACTTCAAATCTTCACAGACTTTTTTGGTTGCTTCTTTGATGAAATCTTTTTCGCCTTCGATTCGTGTCATCGAATCAGAACATTCTTTAATTGCATCAAACAATTTCTTGCGGTCAGACTCACTCGAAATTTGATTGATAGACATTTGTTTCACAGACATAATAACTCCTTAAATAAAACCAACTTTTCTACCAACTTTTTTTATGGTAGAATTTTCAACTTGTTTATTGAACACTTCAGCAATAGACCACTTTTCACGGATACCGTCAAGCTGAACACCAAGGCGAGTAGAAAGATTCTCTGCTTCGCTTTGTGTAAGTGTATCAAAATTCAGAATATCAAAGCAACGTCCTGGACGAACAAGTGCCGAATCAATGTCACGAATAGAAGGCAAGTTTGTTGAGAAGATAAGTTTCTTACCTTTCGTTGTGACAAGACCATCACCAACGTTTAGGAAACGGTGCATCATTGTGTTGCCATCACTACGAGCCTTCAGGAAGTTATCGGAGTCTTCCAGGACCATGATGTTGGCATCATCTTCAATGAAACGAGCAAAGAGAAAATCTTTTTCCAGAATGCTTGCATCATAGGTAACAATTGCAGATGAGTTGCTATGAGACAACAAACCACGGATGAAAGTAGTCTTACCGGTACCTGGAGGTCCAATCAGCAAAAGAATATTTGCTTGTGAGTTGAGGTAACGGTCATAGTAGCTTTCAAGTGTTTCATCTTTCAAGAAAGGATACATTTCAGCAACAGGCAAACGGTCTTTGTTCAGAGGAACATTTACAGAACTTCCATCACCGGCATAGACCCATTCGATGTGTGAGGTAACTTCTTCAAAGTGACTAAAAACAGATTCTCTGATATCTGCAATAAATTCTTTGTCGCCATAAACAGTAACGGTAACAGAATTTGAACTCAGATTGTAACGGATGAAGTTGAAACCTTCAGTGATAATAATCCCGTAAGAATCAGTTGATTCTAGGATATAATCACCGTCAAATTCACTCTCCATGTAATCATGCCACTTTTTGCGGTTGCAATGTAGCTGATATTCGCGGCTTAGTGTGCTTACATTAGCCTTAGCTCTCTCATCAAGTAGCTGAGAGTAAACGTAGTCGCTATAGTCGGAAGCACCGACAAAAATCTTTTCATTGTTCATAATATT